TTGATTTTCCATATAAAAAAATAACCGTAAAGTTTATGTCTTTACGGTTAAATATAAATGCTATTGATTTTTAATAAAGAGTATTAGTATACTAACACACATCTGTCCATTCTAAGTTCCGCTGTAATATCAGCTAAGTTGTCTGTGTTGTATGCTAATGAACCAAAGTTTACAGAGGTTAAGAATGTTCCGTATAAAATCCATTTTTCTACAACAACACCCGTTGGGTCCAACATTTCGAGGTCGATATCTTTTTTGTAACCCGCAGCATATCCCATACGACCTGTCACAGACTCGGCGTGTAAACGTACCCACTCCATAAGTGCTTGTGCTGCTGAAGGACCAATTGGGTCTCTGAACTTAACGGAAATTGGGTCCCAATTAAATCTTCCCGCAACGAAAGTCGACGTATTCAAAAATTCAATTTCTTTTGATGCGATTTTAATAGATGGTCTTGCTGCAGATTCAACAAACCACTCATTTATACCCAATGAAGAAGGAAATCTAAGAATGAATCGATTCTGTCGTTTCGGTTCATAAGGTATTGGCATTTTCATCAGTAAATCAGCCATGTTATTATAATTTTGTTTCTATTGTTTATATCCTATAAATATAGGGTGTTAGAAAATATTTCTATTTACTTTTTTCACGAAATGATAAATATTATTTTACTTCTTTCTTCTTGCCTCCAGCAGTAGAATAAGTTTTTATCTCTGGTTTATTTTTAAAAGCCTTTTTCATTACTTCTACATTTCTTAAATCATCATCAGAAAATCCAATAACTGGTTTAGAAGGAATGAATTTATTTCCTATATCTTTTTTAAGAAAGGCCTTTTTGTTAAGAACTGCAGCCATACCTTTAATGTAATCCACAAAATCTTGCATCGCCATTACTTTAGCCTCCTCAGGATTAATCGCATTTTTTTCGTCCCCAAAAGTCACAGGAAAATATTTGTTCATTGCTAAGTATGTCTTAATTAACTCATCATCATCCATCTCTTCTTCACCAACAAAAGAACGGTACTTCCGTAAATTTTTCAAAAGTTCATCTTTATTTATACCTCCGAAACCAGTTAAAATGTAGTTGTAGACCGATTCTTTAATTGCATTTGGGTTGTGTCCTCTGGCTGTGATGATAGAGAAAATGGACCCATTGTTAATAGCTTCTCTGAAGTCTTTAAAAGCGGGTCCTAATTTTGCTTTGAGGGAATCTGTTATAAACTTCTTGTCTCCCTCAGTTCTAAAATTTCTGAAAGCGTTTTCCGCAAAACCAGTAATTTTTTTTCCTTTATAATTAATATCTTTTTTTCCTATGTCCGTCCTGTACTTCGCAAAATCTTCTGTACTCATACCTACCTCATTACCATCTTCATCTAATAAGATAATTTCGGTCGGCATATGGACAATATTATCATCCCAATCAAAAGCATAATACTTGAGTTCGGGGGTTGTTTCATCTATAAAAGCTTCTTTAATAATAGGTTCCATAAAAGGCTAAAAAAAGGGGGGAGCTAATCCCCCCTTCCTTATTAGATATTTTCGAACGAAGCTCCTGTTGGTGTGATAAAGAATTCAATATCAATGAACTCAAGAGCTTTCGTTGGTTTAAGGTAAATTTTACCTGTTAATGTGTTTCTGTCCAAATCTTCAGGAGAAGAAGAAACTGTTACACGGAAATCGTAAAGACCTCTATCTCTTCTAATTCCATCGAGGATTGGGTTCACACTATCCAAGAACTGTTGTCTCACGATTTGGTCGTTCTGTTCGAACAACAATCTAACCGCTACAGCTGAAATTAATTTACGAGCTTGTAACAACAATCTTCTTACGTTTAATCTGTTAAGTGCGGTATCTGCAACTTGTAGTGTTTTATTACCCCAAATTACGGTTCCTACATCAGCAAATGTTGCGATAGGATTAATTCTACCTTGATAAAGAGTATCTCTATCTTCTTGTGTCAACTTAACTCTCGCTTTGATAGAATTTACCAAACCTCTTGTGTAACCCGCTGTTGCGAACCAAGGGAAGGAAATGTTGTCAGTCAAAGCTAAGTTTCTACAAACCTCACCAGTTGCTGGTAGATAGATTTGTGTGTTGTTAACAGTATCCCTTGTTAAAATCCAAGGATAGTAAGTTGAAGTATAGTTAGAGTCAATTCCTGTGTTATCCAAATTATCTACAGCCTCCTGAGGGTAAATAATTTGTAGTGAGTCACTTCCATCAGGACTATACATATCGTAGTCAGGTGTAGTAACAATATAAACAGAGTCAGCTCTTTGGAACTGTATCATGTCGATTGCTTCTTCACACAAGTTAGAGTTATTTACGTAGTCGATACTTGCAGTTGCGAAAACGTTAATGTTAGTTGATTCAGGGTTACGGTATGTCAAAATACCCAACAAATAAGCGTAGTAGTCAGTGTTAGCAAAGTCTTGAGTATTGTTTTCTACAACAATTCTCTTGAACAGTCCTTGACCTGTAGCATTTGGATATCTTACAGAAGGTGCCGCCCCAGCTAAGTAACCTGACGCTCCGAGTTGGAACCTGTCTTCATTTGTTCTATGTTCACTATAAATGTCCCATCCATCAAATCCACCAGCAAAACATACTGTGAATTTTCTTGAATAAATGAAGTAGTAAGGGTTTTCTTGAGTTTCAGGGTCAGCTGTAAAGTTAGCTACACCACACTCATATGCTGGTTGTCCACTAGTTGTGTAGATATTTCCTATTGAAATTACAGTAGCACCTGAGTCCATATGGAAACCTTTAGTAAGTCCGTTCCAAGGAATAGATTCAGTTGTATCAGCCCAATCAATTTGAGGGTTTTGTTGTCCCAAATATTGTAGGAAAGAATCATCAATACCATAGTAAGATGAGAAACCTAAATATGTTCTTCTTATAACATCACCAGGAGCTAAAGTAGTGTTAGGTCCACCTGATGTATTTCCAAAAGGAGGATTCCAAATTGTTTCTTGAGGATAAAAATATCTTGTTTTGTAAACAATATTAGGTCCTTGATTTGTAGCACTTTCATAAATTCTTTGAGTGTAACCATTAAATCCACAAGGTAATGCGTCAATTGGGGCATTTTCAGCCATTTCAACCATTACATATCTTGAAATTAATGCAAACTCACCATCTGAAGAACCAATTTTCTTAGCAACGAAGTTGTTAGAGCCTGGGTCCATTGTACAATTGGTGAACTTCTCAATTACAACTGGATTAGCATCTGTGTCAAAGAAATTTCTAATCAAAATATCGAAAGTCATATTATTATATGACATATTAGCAATAGAAACTTTTACCTCCGAGTTTGCAGCATCTCCATCAGATATTGAGATAAATCTAAACAAATCATACACTTTATTACCTCTTAATTCAGAAACAATGAAAGGTGTTTTAGGAGATTGATATTTTTGAAGTTTCCAAGCAATTGAAGAACTTGAAGGAGTTCCTGTTGCTGGTCTAGCACCTGGTAAAGCAATCAAATTACAATTTAATCCTCTAATATAACTTAGATTATATCCATATGTTAAAGAACCCGGATATATTTCTTCTACAAAGAGAGGAACCTCGTTTCTTGGTTTACCAAAGTTGTCAACACCTAATACTTTCGTAATGTATTCAGAAGATGTAGATTGAAGAGAGGTTTCAAATTGGAAAGTATCACCATCTTTAGTAACACCTGAAATTCCAAAAAGAGAGAAAGGATTTTGTGTAACTCCGGTGTATTGTCCAGTACAAATTAAATCAACGTCAGTTAATCCAGTAACCTCATATATTGGTCCGTGGTTAAGACTTGTGGAACTGTTCGTAAACAAAGATATACCTCTTGAACGAAGTGTTGCAACAACCATATTATTCCACTCACTGAACGCACTTCCCGAATATGTAAAAATTGTTCCTGATACAGTTCCTGAGAAAACTCCAACACTTGGATTAATCATTTGATTAATTGCCCAATAAAATGAATAACCACCATAATCATTACCTGTTTGTAAATCAAAGTTAGCGTAGTACCAAGCATCATTGTCTCCTGCAGACAAATCATTATTGTCCAAGTTAACATTATCAACACCGAATTCATTTGTGAAACCGGTATATCCAGCACTTAATACGTTTAAATAATTTGAACTTGGAATTGCTCCCCAAGCAAATGCTGTATTACCTGATAAACTGTTGTTAGAAAATACAGACAACAACGCATCAGTAAAATCGTTATTGAAAGTAGAAGTACTACCATCATTCAAAGTATAAAGACTATTGAAGTTTGTTGCAATTACCCCTGGTAAACTTGAGAAATTTACTGTTCCACCAGTGTTTCCTGAGAACACACTTGTAAAATTGATTGCAGCAACTCCTGTGTCAATATCAATTGTTGTTGGGTCAGGATTTGCCACCAAGGAAATACTCCAAGATGGACCCGCATCGTAACCAGACAATCCCAACACTCTTGTTACAAAAAGTTGGTTTGATTGTTGTAAGTAAGATTTTGCAATGTATGCAGCTTCGTACTTTGGAATTTGTGTATTTACAAACTTCACAGGTTCAGTTCCTCCAAAGAAGGCTTGAAACTCATCATAGTTTGTTATGAAAACAGGTTCGAAAGCAGGACCTTTGATAGTCTCTCCTACCAAACCTAATGTTGTTACACCAACGCTTTGAGCCACAAATGATAAGTCGGTCTCAGAAGTATAGACGCCAGGTGAAACATAAACTTTTTGGTTTACAGTTGTTGTTGCCATTATTAAAAATTATTCTGTCAGATTTATTTTATTGATAAATATTCTAATACGAATGAAAAAACTTTACTTTTAACTATCTATTTATAAACGGTGAGAATAAATTCTGCCTTTTTTCTACCATGAGGACTAAGAAAGAAATCAAAAACATAAAAATTGACCCTACAGTACACGAAATCCTAAAAAAGTATTGTGATAAGAGGGGAATTAAAATTTATAAATTTTTGGAAAATCTGATACTTGAAAAGTGTCAGGAGAAAAAAGATATCTACGGGGAAGGTTAGACTAATTTGTTGTCAAAATTTATAACCGCCTCTTTGGTGTTATCAATTTTATCTACCTGTACATTCAATACATCGTTATATGTTATTTGAATAAATGGTACGTCAGTCCCGTAAAAATTACCATTAATGTATACATCATATGATGAAATATTGTCTGTGGATAAAATCGACATGTTCGCAGTGAAATCTATTTTTTCGCTGAGAGATGTTACCCCTGATAAAAATAAAAACTGAGTTGGAAACTGACTTGGGTTTTCAGGCCAAATTTTCCTTTTCTTTTTAAGTACTGAAGTATCAACTTCCACCAATTGAGTAACCCTTTGAATTGCGGGTTTTACTTCGAACTCTTCTTCATCAATCAAATAACCTAGCATTGTAAAATCATAGGACTGAACATAATACTTTCTTGCATCCATGTTCATTTGAGATTCGTCACCAACATTGTTCAATATAATTGGAACATACTGCCCTTTGATAAAAGTATAAGCTTGTCTTGAAGCAAAAGTCTGCATTACATTTTTATTAAGTTGATTGAGTTCCCTCATTCTATTACAAATGATTTTCAAACTATAATTGATGTCCACAGGTACAGGTTGAGGTATTGTATATATGTCCATTCCTTGCATGTTTCCATCCCAAGTTGGTACCGAAGCATAATAAAACTGTTTCCTATTTGGTATGTTATATTTTGTTGCGGGGTTGGAACCATATTTAACCTCGGGGCTTCTGACTAAAGTTATAAAGGGAGGACTAGGGTTGTAATCCAAATCAACAAATTTCCACGTTTCCAAATATTGTGTCCAATTCTGAGTTGTAATAATTATATCGAGGAAAGGCACAACCTTACCCGCAGTCACTACCTTTAATTCATTTTTAGAAAACTCTAACATACCCTTATCCAAATCGGCATGAAGAACAGACTTTGGAAGATACGTACCATCTTTTTTAATGTACTCCAAAAGTTGTTCCCTTCTAGCACTCAAAGTTTTTTTGGGGACTAATGGTAATGTGGGCTTGACTTGTTTAGGTAGAGGCATCTTTATTCTTCAATTATATATATTTTATTTTTTAGATTGACCATTTCAACCTCACTAGCATTGAAGACTGGCTCGCCTGTTTTTTTAACTACGAAACTATCATACTTGTAAGGGTCATATGTCACCACCACACCATCCTCAGGTTCAACCAAATCTTCACAAGGGAACTCACAATAATCAATCAAATTACCAATCACAAAGGCATGAACATTTTTTCTTTTTTCATCTCTTACCTTAGATTTACCACCCTCTCTAACTCTAAATTCAACATCATCAAGTTTTACGTAATCGGCATGAATTATGACCTTTCCTGAGTATGTCACTGAAAAAGTATGTTTGTGTAAGTTGTAATATACCATTACTCTCTCACCTAAAAACAAATTGTCGAACTGAGACTCTTTTATTAATATTTTCATTATATACCCCTGAATTCATTTTCACTAACATAAGTAGCGACAACCGTTCTGTAAAATGGTTTGTATCCACCATAAGTGTGTTTATTGTCCGACTTAACATACCCATCATCTGAGACAACATAGTATCTAACTCTATCCTCACTTTCATAATATCCCAAATAATCACCCATGAAAATTTCAACTTGTAAATCATCCAAGGTTTTTTGATAAACACTGAACCTCATATTACCAGGTTCTTGTTGTTCTACTCTTGAGTTTCCGAGGAATTTATTTGTAGGGGCTAAAACCTGAACATAACCTTTCAGCTCAACAGGCGCTAAGAATTGGATTCCATCTTCCAACACCTCACCGTAGACATCATCTGTTTTGGTTTTATATCTGTCAATTCTATACAAAACAACGGTGAAGTTCATATCACCAATCAACCATTCCTGACCCATATCAATATCAAGAGCATAATCTTCACCACCGAAGAACTTACCAAGTCTAGTTATGGGAACTAAGTTTTCTGCCATATTGATAAATATATTTCTGTTTGTTATATTTCAATCAAAAGCTATGCGTTTATATCCGTCAACAAAAATATACTTGGACAATAGTCCAATTCATGGTAAAGGAGTTTTTGCCTCTCAGAAAATTCTCAAAGACGAAATTTTCGAGGTCACCCCTTATTTGGATTTAGAAATCCCTAAAAAAACCTCGAGCGCCATTTTGATGAACTATCGGTTCAATTGGCCTCAAGGAACATCTGATTGGGACAAACAAGTTGTGGGGATGGGATTTTCTAGTTACTA